AAACGGAACCAGTACGATTGATGTTCATGTTGTTTCAAGAGTTTCTTCTGGTGGAACAGAGACTTTGATTAACTATGCTCAATCAGCAAGTTATGCATCATTCTCAACTTCCAATACAATCAAGTTCATAAACAATTCTGGTATTGCCACTGGTTCTACTCAAGGATTAGCAGGCGTAACTCCAGCAACCGTTGTTGATTGGTATGATCAACAAACCTTAGGTCTTAGCAATAGTATAATTTACTGGAAGTCAATCGCACCAAGACCAACATCTAACCAATATTCATTGGATAGATCTGGCGAAGGTGACGGAATGCACATTGTTGTAGTTGATGACCTTGGCACAATTACAGGAAATCAAGGCACTTTAATTGAAAAGCATGTAGGTCTTTCAAAAGCAGCTGATGCAGTTTCTGCTGTCAATTCTCCTCAGAAGATCTGGTATAAGCAGTATCTTGCAGATTATTCTTCACAAATCTGGGCGGGTTACAATCCATCAAATGCTGCAGATGCTTTCTGGGGCACTGCGCCAAGAGCAGTTGCATTCTCAACATCATTTACGCCATACACAACGGCACAAGGTCTCTGGGGACAAAATGCTCAGGGAGTAACCTTTAGCGCAATCGGAAACAAAACCTACAATTTAAGTGGTGGCGTTAACTATTCCGCTGCTGGTGGATCTGCAGCAACTCTTGGAGATCTGCAAAACTCATATAATCTCTTCTCGAATAAAGATAATATTCAAGTTGATTACTTGATTATGGGTCCTGGTCTTACCAACAAATCAGACTCTCAAGCAAAAGCACAATATCTCATCTCTCTTGCAGAAGGAAGAAAAGATTGTGTGGCAGTTATTGGACCCCACAAAGCAGATCTTGTTGGAGTTACAAATAACACAACACAAACAACTAACTTGATTCAATACTTCAGTTCACTTTCATCTTCATCATATGCAATATTTGATAGTGGATATAAGTACACTTATGATAGATTTAATAACAAATTCGTATATGTTCCTTGCAATGCTGATGTTGCAGGTCTGATGTGCCGTACTAACATTGTTGCATATCCATGGTTCTCGCCTGCTGGACAGCAAAGAGGAATTTTAAATAATGCTATTAAACTTGCATATAATCCCTCTAAAGCACAGAGAGATCAACTTTATCCTCTGAGAATTAACTCAATTGTCACCCAACCTGGCGTTGGAACTCTTCTCTTTGGCGATAAGACTGCTCTTGGATATGCATCTGCTTTTGACAGAATTAACGTTCGCCGCCTGTTCCTCACAATTGAACAAGCACTCCAAAGAGCAGCACAAGCTCAACTCTTTGAACTCAACGATGAACTGACAAGAGCAAACTTTAGAAACATTGTTGAACCATACCTCCGTGATATTCAGGCAAAAAGAGGTCTCTATGGATTCTTGGTTGTTTGTGACACTACAAACAACACTCCTGATGTCATTGATAACAACGAATTTAGAGCTGATATCTACCTGAAACCTGCTAAATCTATTAACTATGTAACACTTACCTTTGTTGCCACAAGAACAGGCGTAAGTTTTGAAGAAGTTGCTGGTACAGTTTGATTCTAATTAAACCATCAAAAAGGAGGAACTAAAAAATGGCACACACAATTCAAAATTTCAAATCAGCACTTATTGGAGGCGGAGCTCGCCCCAATTTATTTGAAGTTAATATTCCATCACCACCCGCTGGAGTTAATTTAACTGCAAATTTCCCAATTCTTTGTAAAGCAGCTGCATTACCTGCATCAAACGTTGCTTCAATTGACATTCCTTTCAGAGGAAGAATTTTCAAGGTTGCTGGCGACCGCACATTTGATACTTGGACAATCACTGTTATCAATGACCAAGACTTTACAATTAGAAGTGCATTTGAAACCTGGATGCAATCTATTGCTCAATATGGAGATGCAAGCGGTTTAACTAATCCAGCAGATTATATGAGAGATGCATTCGTCAAACAATTCAAAAGAGGTAAAAGTAACACTGGAACAGGTGTTGCTGAGGGTACTGGACTTGAGGTTGTAAAAACCTATCAGTTCTATGATATTTTCCCAACAAATATCTCTGCAATTGACCTTTCATATGATACTGCCGATACTATTGAAGAATTTACAGTAGAATTCCAAGTTCAGTACTGGACACCTGCTGCAAATAAAGCATAATAAATAGTCTAAAGATAAAGACTAAAAAAATAAATTATGACAAAATTATTTGGATTCTCTATTGAGGATACTGAGCCACTATCACCCACTACTTTATCTCCTGTTCCTCCAAATAAAGAGGATGCATCAGATTTTTACTTAAGTAGTGGGTTTTTTGGTTCATATGTAGATATTGAAGGTGTTTATAGAACCGAATTTGATTTAATCAAAAGATATCGTGAAATGGCTCTGCATCCAGAGTGTGATAGCGCAATTGAAGATATTGTTAATGAAGCAATTGTATCAGATAGTAATGACAGTCCTGTACAGATTGAACTTTCAAATTTAAACGCAAGTGATGGTATTAAGAAAAAAATCAGACAAGAGTTTAAACATATTTTAGAACTTTTAGATTTTGATAAAAAATCTCACGAAATTTATAGAAATTGGTATATTGACGGAAGACTTTATTATCACAAAGTAATTGATTTCAAAAAACCCGAAGAAGGTATACAAGAACTAAGATATATTGACGCAATGAAAATGCGTTATGTGAGACAAGCTCAAAAAACGGATGCAAACAAATATAAACTTCCAAGTAGCAGGAATGTTGATAATCCAATGGATTATGATTTTCCTCAACTTGAAGAATATTATGTGTACAATCCAAAAATGACTTATCCAACAGGAACTCCAGCACCTGGAACTCTTGGTGGCGCAAATGATGGAATCAGAATGTCAAAAGATTCTATCACCTATTGCACTTCAGGTCTTGTAGATAGAAATAAGGGATCAACTCTTTCATATCTTCATAAAGCAATTAAGTCACTCAATCAATTGAGAATGATTGAGGATAGTCTTGTTATCTACAGATTATCTCGTGCTCCAGAACGTCGTATTTTCTATATTGATGTTGGCAATCTTCCTAAAGTTAAAGCAGAGCAATATCTCAGAGATGTGATGATGAGATATCGTAATAAACTTGTATACGATGCAAACACTGGAGAAATTCGTGATGATAAGAAATTTATGGCAATGCTTGAAGATTTCTGGTTGCCTCGTAGAGAAGGTGGACGTGGTACAGAAATTTCTACTCTTCCAGGTGGACAAAATCTTGGAGAAATTACTGATATTGAATATTTCAAAAAGAAACTCTATCGTTCATTGAATGTTCCTCCTTCAAGAATGGATGGAGAAGGTGGATTCAATCTTGGGCGTTCATCAGAAATTCTTCGTGATGAAGTTAAATTCAGTAAGTTTGTTGCTCGCTTAAGAAAAAGATTTTCTGCAATGTTTAGTGATATGCTAAGAACTCAACTGCTTCTTAAAAATATCATTACACCAGAAGATTGGGCAGTAATGGATGAACATATTCAATATGATTTTCTTTATGATAATCATTTTGCCGAACTTAAAGATGCAGAACTTTTGAATGAAAGATTGAATATGGTTCAAGTTGCAGAACCTTACGTTGGCAAATATTTTTCTCAAGATTATGTAAGACGTAAGATTCTTCGTCAAACTGATCAAGAAATCATAGATCAAGATATTCTTATCAAAAAGGAAATTGAAGATGGTATTATTCCAGATCCAAGCATTCCAGTCGATCCTGCTACAGGAATGCCAATAGATCCAAATGCATCAATGGGAGATTTAGGAGCACCCGTAATGGAACCAAATACTGACGGAGTAAAAGGCGGTGGATCTACCGAAGCAGATGGAAAAGCAGCTGAAATGAACACATCGATCACAAAAATGCCCAAAGGGGGGGAAATATAAATACTAACGATTACTAATTGAAAGTATAAAAAATGGATGAATTAATGGATATGATTGCTACTGATGAATCACCATCACAGATTAGCGATAAAATTAAGGACTTGCTTTTTGCAAAATCAGCAGAAAAAATTGATGCTTTTCGTCCTGTGGTAGCACAGTCAATGTTTGGGGAAACGGAAGAAGAGTGATAGATAATGTCCGATCTATCAGATTTTTTTAAATTAGTTTCTGAAGATAAGAAAAAGAAAAAAGAAGAATTTAATTCCATAGTTGGAGATTTGGAATTAAATTCTCTTTTTGGAGAGTTTGCTGCCCTTAAAAAAGAAACTAAAAAGAAAAAGATAAAAGAGCAAAAAACAGTTAAGGCATTCGAAAAATGGTTATATTCCGA